TTCCTCAAAAAGCGCCACGAGCGTCTTGCTGCTAAAGCAAAAGAAAAATCGGAACACAAATCGGACAAAAAGAAAGATAAGAAGTAATGTCATTTGCTGACTTTTCACCGCCCAGCTATCGTGCAGCATCGTCTGACCTTACGATTAGCATCTCGCCTCTTGGTCTTGTCGAGCTTGCTGATGAAGAGTTTGAGGTCCACGGTCCTCGCCTAAACCGCTACTCGCTTAACTGGGCTATGTACCTTGGGCACCACTGGGGTTATCGTAGAGAACAAGGCGAAATGCAGGTTTCGTTTAACTACTACCGTGCGTTTATTGATTACCTTGCTCGCTTTACCTTTGGTAAAGGTGTCCACTTCCGCTCTCCTAAAGCCACGGAAGCAATTGTTCCCGACCGTCTTGAACGCGTGTGGGAAGTTGACAATGACAAAATGCGCGTTCTGTTTGAGATGTCGCAACTCGGCTCTATTACTGGCGATTGTTTTGTAAAGATTGCCTACGAAGAACCGTGGACTGACTCGATTGGGCGTTTTCACCCCGGACGCGTCCGTATTCTCCCATTGAATAGTGCTTTTTGTTTTCCCGAGTTTCACCCGCATGACCGTACCCGTCTTCTGCGGTTCAAGCAGAAATACCGCTTCTGGGGTACCAGCCTTGAGGGTACTCGTCAGGTCTTTACTTACACAGAGATTCTTACTGACGACATCATCGAGGAATACATCAATGATGAACTTATTGACTCGCGTCCTAACCCTCTGGGACAAATTCCTGTTGTACATATCCCTAACGTTCCAGTATCGGGTTCGCCGTGGGGACTCTCCGACGCGCACGACATCATTACCCTTAACCGTTCGTACAACGAAATTGCAACGGACGTCGCAGACATCATCAACTATCACGCTGCCCCCGTCACCGTAATCGTCGGTGCAAAGGCTTCTAACCTCGAAAAGGGTGCAAAGAAGGTGTGGGGTGGTCTGCCCAAGGACGCAAATGTGTTTAACCTTGAGGGCGGTGGAGCTGGACTTCAGGGTGCCATGGAGTACATGAACACTCTCAAGACCGCAATGCACGAGATGATGAATATACCCGAGACTGCTCTGGGTCAAGTTCAACCTATCTCTAACACCTCTGGCGTTGCTTTGTCAATTCAGTACCAGCCTTTGATGAACCGTTGGGCACAAAAAACGGCACAGTACGGAATTGGTTTAGAGAAGATTAATGAGCTGGTTCTTCTTAACCTTGCCATCAAAGAACCAGAAACATTTATCTACAATCCCGATTCGGACGGTCCGCTTAAGGAGGGTCAACTTACCCAACTTGACCCTGAAGACCCGCTGACGTACCAGACTTACGCGCAGTTCCCGCAACCCCTTCCGCTTGACAAGTTGGTTCTTCTCAACGAGCTTCAGCAGAAGATGGGTATGGGTCTGGAGTCCAAGGAAGGTGCGCTCCGCGCTCTTGGCGAGGAGTTCCCCGAGGAGAAGCTCGAAGAGATTCGTATGGAACTCATTGCAGACGCTGAGTCTGACGGTGCTCTCAACCTTGTCAAGGCTCAAATCCAGAAGCAACTGATGGACATCACTGGAATGATGATTGGTCCGGATGGAAGTGCTACCCCCATAGACCCCATGATGATGGGTAATGGAGACGTTATGGGTGACGGCATCCTTGGACCCGCTAATGCTCAATCGCAAAAAGACCCGAACACCAATGCCAACGGCGTTGAGATGCAGGGCGAGGCTGCGATTCGAAACAAACTTGTCACGGATGCGTACGGGACTAAGCTCCCACAGCGTAGAACAGTTGACAAAGACACCTAAATAAAATGATGTCATCATTAATTTAGGCTGACAAATCAATCTTTCGTGGATTGACTTGTTACCAAATAACAAGGTCATGTGCTACTAATTCGGAAAACGACCAAGAGAACTAAAGGAGATTCCACATTGGAAACTGATAACGAGGTTGTAGAAGCAACCACAGAAGCACCACTCGCTAGTCCTGAGAATTTTGCTACGGAGGAATCACCTGTGGGTCAGTACACCGCAGAGGACATCGCTAAAGCTCGTGCGCAGGAAAAAGAAAAACTTTATCCTGTCATGGACAAGATGAAGGAAGAACTCGCAGCTTTGAAGAAGGAGCGCGAGGAGCGAGAAGCCCTTGAAGCTGAGCGCCGTGCAAAACGTGCGGAACGTGAGGCTGAGGCGAAGAAGAAGCAGCAGGAAGAAGCAGAAGCTGAGCTTGGCTTCAAAGAGCTGTTGAAGAAGAAGGAAGAAGAACTCGAAGCAAAGCTTGCTGAAGAGCGGGCAGAGCGTGAGCGTGCTTTTGCACTTCTTGAGAAAGAGCGTGAGTTCACGGAGTTGACAACATACCGTCAGCAACGTCTGGAACAAGAACGCGAAAATATCATCCCTGAACTCATTGACCTGATTCAGGGGAACAACCGAGATGAAATTGAGCAGAGCATCTTGAGTTTGAAAGAAAAGTCTGCTCGAATTTTCGATTCTGTAGCGCAAGCTTCACAGCAGACTCGGAAGGAAATGGTCGGTTCCCGTATCACGGCACCGTCTTCTGGACCCCTCGACAATGACCCGGCGCAACTTACGAACTCCCCGGATGACCTCCGGAATATGTCTATGGCAGATTACGCCAAGAACCGAGCAAAGTTACTCGGTGGCGCAAGCAAAAATAGTGGTCAGGGGCTTTTTGGGTAACCAAAAGGTTATCTAAGGCAAACCTCTACCTCTCTTAAGGAGAAATTATCATGGCAGCATCTGCTGTAACTGGAACCGGGCAGCTTGCTTCGGCTCCTACCGCATACTCTGGCTCCAACAGCCAGCTTTCACAGGCTATCCAGACCATCTGGTCGAAGGAAATCCTGTTTCAGGCTATGCCTATCCTCCGCTTCGAGCAGTTCGCTGTTAAGAAGACGGAGCTTGGTGTAGCACCGGGTCTTCGCGTTAACTTCCTGCGTTACAAGAACTTCGCTGTTGACCCCACACCCCTCACCGAAGGTGTTCGTATGACCACGAACGCTCTGACGGCTGAGCAGATTGCCATCACCGTTGCTGAGCACGGCTACGCAGTTGCAGTTTCCGAACTGCTCCTCAACAGCTCGTTCGACGACATCATGGCTTCGGCTTCGCGTCTCCTCGGTCGCCACATGGCTCAGTACCTTGACGTTCAGGCTCGCAACACCCTCGGTGCTGCTACCTCGGCTGTCTTTGGTTACGACCGTTCGGCGTACGACGGTGCTACCAACTTTAACCTGTATCAGGAAGGTACCGCCGCTACCGCAGTGTCGGGTTCGAACACCTCCGTTGGTTCGGGTACGAACGCTGGTAAGTACAAGCTCACCACGGGTGCTATCAAGGATGCTGCGCTTACGCTTGCGCAGAAGAACATCCCTCGCATTGGTGAGACCTACGTGCAGTTCATCCACCCCAAGCAGTCGCGTGACCTTCGTTCGAACCCTGAGTTCATCGAAGTTACGAAGTACGCTGCTCCGGGTAACTTCATGCTCGGTGAAATCGGTCGCCTCTACGACGTCGTGTTCATCGAGACCACGCAGGTGAACAAGTTTGCTACCGGCTCGACGGTTACGAACTACACCTCGCAGGTTGGTGCTCCGGCAACGCAGGTTACCGTCCCGGTTAAGGCTAACACCTACCCCGGTGGTGGTGGAAACCCTGAGGCTTCCGACGCTGGTTCGACGGCTGCCTACCCCACCGACACGACGACTCTGACGGCTGATGTCTACGAGTCCATCATGATTGGTGACAACGCATTTGGTCACGCCATCAGCCTCCCGGTTGAACTGCGCGACGGTGGTGTTCTCGACTTTGGTCGTGAGCACGCTCTCGCATGGTACTCCATCTGGGGTCTCGGTGTCATCACTGACCAAGCAATCGTCAAGGTCTACTCGAACTAGTACCTGACAACCTCGGGGGGAGGGCTTCGGCTCTCCCCCCATTCAACAAAACACAAGGAGAAATGAAATCGTGGCAAATCTACCCACTAGCCCGTTGGATGCAACAGGAGCGGCTGCCGAAAAAGCAGCAAAACAAAATGCAAAGGCACTGAAAGAGCGAGCCGATGAAATCGCGCTTAGCCGTCAGGCAGATGAAATTAGCCTTGCAAATGACGTGTTTGACCCGAAAAAGCCGGATGAACCCATCCTCATCGATGAGATTGAGAATGTTGGGGTTGACACCCGAAACGATAATGTGGTCATTCGCACGATTACTGACATTGAAGAAATGACGTTTGGTGTCGGCAATACCTACAATTTCC